TCCACTATTGGGAGTCCTTCAAAGAATTTTTCTGGCTTTCCGGTAGCCATGCTTGCAATGATGCAGGCGTAGAGATAATTGTATGTAGGCTCTATGATGGTTATGCCAGCTCTTACAAGCCTGTTCTCTGCCTCACTCTCATTCATGCTCGTCATGTCTGCTATTCCGTTGAGGTCAATTTCAGTGTATTCCGAGCCCTCGTACATGTATGGGTTTTCAAATTTCATCACATGGTTTTCGCTCTCTGCCTTTCCGACAAGCGATGAAACAACTGCTCTCTGCACGCTCTTCATGGCACCTCTTGACATGTACTTGAAAAACTCTATCGGATAGCCTGTTGCCTTTGCTGCCATATGTCTTGCAAAGGCCGTTGTCCTCTCTGTAACGAGTGCTGCTGCCGTCTCCTGCTCATCAATGAGCTGTGACTGTGCCTTGATTGCATCATTCACTGTAAGCTTTGAAAGACCGGATAAATCTATCTCTGTATATTCCTTACCTTCGAAAGAATAAGGCTTTGCAAACTTTACTACGCCTTCCTTTTCCTTACTCTCTGCTGTATCCTTTACTGCTTCTTCCACCTTGTTTTCAATCTTCTTTTCCTCAGCCATTCTTTAACTCCTTCCGCTGAATATATCAAAATCGGACAGAGCGTATCTGTTCGCCCTGTCCGCCGTATTTATCCGTCAGACAAGAGGACGTACCTCTGCTAACATGTCCTGACCATCAACTATATAAACTCCGTTAAGCTTGTCAATCTCAACGAGCTTCTTGCCGTCGTTCTCGATAAGAATATATGTAAGCTCCAATGTTACTTCCGCTTCCATGCTCTCACCCTTCGCGATCTGGCCTGGCTTGAACTTCTTTACACGACCTGTCTCTACAACCCTAAGACCTTTAAAAGCGTAGCCTCCTGTCTTGTCGTAAACCTGCTGTGCAGCTCTGAATGTGAGATTTACGGTTTTAAGAGGTGAAAGCATGTCTGCTGCTGATGAATATAGCGTGTTAAACTTTACAGTCTGCTCCATGCTCTCAAACAGTCCGATGGTCGGACTGTCAATCTCGCCGTTGATACCCATTCCCTCAACGGTGCTTGTCTTCATGTTGATCTCCGGCAGGTCAGCAGAAGCACCAGCACCTATCATCCTGTTGCCGTCAAGATAGGCGTTGGCATCATTGATTTTCTCGGGTACATAGTTATTGCTAATCATTTCCCTTTTCCTCCTTCCGTCATGCTAACGCTGCTGAAAGTGCTTCGGGGTCAAACTCAATGATGTCCTCGATGTCCTCAGCGGGTGTGTATGGTGTGATGTACTGATGGAAAGTGATCTTTCCATTGAGAAGGTCTGTTGTTGTATTCTCCTCTTCGTTGAACACAATCTCATACCTTGCACATACGTCTCTTGCTACAAAACCGTTTCCTCTGATATTTTCAGAGTCAACGATAGCATCGATAAGACGCCTGTTTGTAGGGCTGTCAACCTTCTGGAAATAGGTGAGGATAAAGCTGTTTGCAGCCCATGAAAGGAAGCGGCGTACAGAGAACCAGCGGTCTTTAGGGTCTGTGTTTCCCGGATATGCTGCTGTGTTGTTGCCCCAGAGTCTAAATCCGTTCACGTTGAGGAATGTAGCCACTCCAAAGCTGTTGATTGTGTTCGCCTGGTCCTGATCGAGCACTACTTCTGTTCCATCCGGCAGACATGCCTTTGAGATTGAAAGAATCTTGTTGGAAGGTGATACGTTTGGTGTATCATCGTTTACAGCATCGGTATATGCTGTAAGTGCTGCCGCAAGTGATGAACCAGAGTAAACGACCTCTCCTACAGCTGCATAAGGCCATACTGCATAAGCATTAGGGTCTGATACTGTCTGTGTGGTCTTCTGTGTTCTTACGTCTGTGTACTTCTGTGCTCCTGCTGCCGAGCTGTCAATGTCAATGACAGTGACGCACTTGAATACTCCGTTGATCTCCTTTGTCTTTGCCTGCAAAGCCGCTGCGACTGTTGCATTCGCTGAAAATCTTGGAGCGATAAGGATACCCGGTGTCATGCCGAACTTAGGGTAAATCTGTCTGATTACCTCTAATCCTTTTTCTTCTCCTGTAGAAATATTCACACCGCCTACGATGTCATTTGCCACAACTGCTGTTGGGTCAACCTTATTTCCTGCAAGTGTGACGTTTGTAGCTGCTCTTGCCGCTACTGAGATCATTACGATATTTGCTGTTCCGTCATCGTTGTAAGAAATCTCGTAGTCTGTGCCTCTTACGAGTGTCTGTGCAGGTACGTCATCTACAGCCGGTATCTGTACTGTAAGTGCCGAATCAATAATGAGTCCGACTTCGCTTACTTCTGCGACGCCTGAATTAACCTGCAATGTTCCACCTGTCATTGCCTTTTTGTGAGTTGCCGGGTTGAGTACGTTGATAAGAATTACCGGACCTGTGCCGACGATCTGGAATGTTGCACTGATTGCCTCGCATAATGTATAGCTTGCGAAATCAGAGCTGTATCCCACTGCCTCTACCGCCTCGGAGTAATTGTTTGCAAGGATAGGCTTGTTTACCTTATCCGCAAAATCTGCTCCAAGCATATTTACCGGTGCTGTGCCAATGATGACCTGCAATCCCGCTGTGCCTGCAATGGGTGCGGTCATGCTTGTGGCTTTCTCACTGGCGTATACTCCATGTTTGTAAGCACTTGACATAGATTTTTTACCTCCTTAAAGTTATGACATTATCTGCCTGTATAAGACTGCTTCCGGTGTCCCCTTGTCTTCAAGTTTGCTCCTCATCTCCGCAAGTCTTGAAAGAGGGATAAGCATTGTCTTTGCAATCGGTTTTTCATCGAAAAAATCCCTAAGAGTCTCCGGTATTCCGTCGTCGAATACTGTGTACTGACGTACTATGTTCCGAATACTTGGACCGCAATACACTACCGGTTCCTCATTTGTTTCTTCCTTCTCTGCCGTTGCATCTTCTGTCTGGGCTTCCTTCACCTCTTCGCCCATTTCTTCCTGTATCTTTTCCTCTGCCTTAACTGTGGCAGACGTCTTATCTTTTTTGCTCATAGTAGCTCCTTTAGTGCCGTATCCTGTGTCATAGCGGGTGCGGTACATGTGAACGACACTGCCCCGAAATAATATGGTGCCGTATCGTCTGCCTGAAAAGCCCACGATATAGGCTTTAATATCGTGAACGCTCCGCCAAAGTAAGGGCGGGTACATATACGCTGCACTATATCTTCTTTGATGTTCGCCACATCCTGCCAGCCTTCACGTTTTTTACCCTTGTCGAAACAGCAGATGACAAGTGAAAAATCTACCAGCTGCGGAGACCTGTCATTTTTTATCTGTCCGCCAGTCATCTGCACTACGATATAGGGTGCTGCTGCTTCGTCCGTATCTGCATCAACGTCGTTATCTTCCGGCACCGGCAAGTCCTGTTTATATACAGTCAGTTCCTTGCGGCCTTCCTGTCCTACATATTTCTTGCCTTTGAAAAGCTCTCTCAGCATTTCAACCAGTGAGTCTTGGCACAACTGCGGTGTGCGTCCGATTCCAGCCGCTTCAACTGATGTCATGTAATTATTCATCTTCCTGCTTTCCTTGCCCTTTCAATAACTTTCCTGACCTGTGTATCAAGCCGCATCTGTAAAAACTCCGATACGTCCGGCTGTACTTCCGGCCAGATTGTGTTGTGCATTGCCGTTGCGGAAGGACTTCCCATCGTCTGCAATTTTTCTATTTTGCCTTCCTTATTCTTCCACCTCGGAAAACCTCTGGCTGTCAGTCTATGATCTGATACTGAACCTATAACCCTCTGCACCATGCCGACATGTCCGCTGCTGAACTTTAACACAAAGCCCTTTGACTTTTCTCCGTTGCCGGAAAGAGGCTTTAATGAGCCCGCTTTCAGTACCCTTGCACTCACTACGGAAGGTGCACTCCTATAAACGTCCATTCCGGTATGTATACCCTCGGGCTTGTAATCAAAGTATCCAAGGTCATTTCTGAAACTCTTTATGTGGAGCTCTGCAACAGGGTTTGCATTGGTGGCCTTGCCACGCTGTACCAAATCCTTTAGGTGCTTTCGCCCTGCTGCATTTACGGCATACCGTGCTTTTGCTTTGGCGATCATCAGCTTTCGTGCTTCCCTTGCCGTTGCATTCACGGCAACCTTGACTGCGGCAGGTGTCTTGCCTTTAAGGTCTCCTAAAGCCTTGGATACTTCTTCCACGCCATCAATAGTTATGGTGTAGTTGGAACTGTCGTAAGATACCTTTGCCATTACTGCCTTGTCCTTTCCATCGTCATACGGTAAACCCCGACATCCTCTTCGCAATGGATGATCTTGTAGGTACGCTTATGGTCTGTACCTTCGTCAAGTTCAAGATACTTGCCTACTTTTGGTCTTGGTCCATAGTCGCTTACCTTGATGTAAAGAATGGTATGCGCATTGTAAAGTCCAGTATCGAAATTCTGCTTCGCTCCAGCTTCCCAGTGAACACTATGTCGTCTTACATCCTCTTCTTCTATGACGATCGGGTGTTCCTTGCCGTCTACGATATGGTTTTCTGCAAATTCATCGATATTGAAAAATATATTGTCAACATCGTCTTTCACACACTCTTTGAATGTCGGCACCTTCCATTCTTCCGGCGGGTCTTCGCCGAATGTCTGCACTAGATTGAATAACGCCATTGCTTACCTCCGGCTATGCTGCCCCATTCACACTTAGAGGAATGGGGCAAATGTAAGCCAATCACATAACTGTAGCAACAAGCCAGCTGTCCGCTCTGTCCGGAATTGGAAGAGGGTGCGCCTGCAACTCGATCATGCGGCGATCTGGATGATGCTCGACGTATGAACGGAGCAGTCTTGCTGTCTGGGCTGTAACCCACTGCTGTGAAGCATCCTCGATGTAAGTACATGCACCATATGCCATCATGTAATTTGGATTTGATGCAATAAGGACTACTTTGTTTGCAGGGATGAGTGGCTTTGTCTCTGGGTTAGCTGGGTCTGTCCAGTCATCGTAGTAAACCTCGCCGTACTCATAGAGATCAAGGCTGGGCTTGTTGAGGTGTCCGATGTATCTTACGCCGTTTGGAAGGTCTCTTGGAGAAATGATACCCATCTCTACACGGCGGTTATCAAGCTGCTTCTGTACGTTCTCATCTGCAAGGAATGCTCTCAATGCAGACTTGCCGAAGATAGCCATGTCCACATTAGCGAAACCATTTGTAAGAGTCTTTTCAACCCAGTCGTCAAGGTTGTCAAGCACTTTTGCTCCGCTCTGTCCCCAGCGTGCAGTACCGGTAAGTGTCTCGGTGTTTGTAAAGCCGAAGTCAATAATCTCGTTTACACCTTTGCCTACTACCGGAATCTGACCTGTCACGATAGCCTGTACAGCCATCCACTCTTCACGGCGGGTTGTTGCATCATTAAGGCGGTTATACTCGTCTGTGAGCTTCTGCGCCGCTCTCTGTGCCGGTGTCATTCCGCTGTATATATCTTCTCCCGGAAGACGTGACATGAGCTGGTCTGCTGTTGTCACATCGTACGGATTTACAAGTGGTGGTGCATAGCTTTCTGTCCTGTATCCTGAGCTTTCAAGCACCTGTCCGCCTGCTCTTGGATGTACGAAGGCTGCCATGCGGCGATCACCCTTAACGATATCGATATCTACTCTCTCTGTTGTGAAAGGTTTTACATTTGTGAAGAATGTATCCCTGAAAAATGTTCTTACGGGTGGAGCCTGTCTTACTACCTCCGCAAGATAACGTGGCTGGTAAATGTTGATTTCATTAGCCATTTTCCTTTTCCTCCTTGCCTGTATCCTTACCCTTGGTTACCTTTTTGGAACTCTGGGTGTTTTCCTTCTGTTCCTTTTCCCTGCTGCCGTTTGGCTCGGCAGAAGCACCGTATGTTACCATGCCTTACTCCTCCTCCAATGTGAGTCCATGTATAGGCAGACGCATTGTTGCTGTCCTATAACCGTCTTTTGAAGCAGTTACGATTATCTCCTGTGCTGCATCTGCTATACGGAATATGCAGATACCGTCAGAGTCAAGAGCCTTTGCAGGGTTTCTGCCCTTTGTGAGCTGTACGGTAATCGTCGCATCATCCACTCCGTCTACTTCGAAGTGAAGTGCTATGTAATTACCACTCTGCTCTGTTGTATCTCCGCTGAAAGCAGTCCATCCGGTTATGTGCTTCAATGTACCGGAAACACCGAACTCGCCGATTTCAACATCTTCCTGAAGATCAGATATGCTCTTACCGAGTAGGTCTGTGCCTGCCGCTATATCGGCATCAACCGACAGGCCCGTCAAAAAGACTGACCACCGTCTTTAAGAAAGATACCGATTTCCCTGAATGCGATTTCAAGGTCTGCTGCTGTAATACCGGTTTCAAATACAAGAGCATCTGCGAAGAACTCGCCAGTAAGATAGATAACTGCTTCCTCTCCGCTCTTTGCTGAATCAGCAACGATACCATAAATACCGGTATCACTTGTTGATGTGATTTTTGCTGCCTTGCCGTTTGCGTCAAGTTTTACCGGAGCACCTTTTACAAGGTCTGATGCTGCCACCTTCACTTCCGTTGTGATTGCGATAGTTGTTCCTGCAATCAGATATTCGGGAGCTGTGGAAAATGTCTTTTTTGCTAAATCCATAATCGTTATCCTCCTGTTATTTATTTCTTACCGTTTACGCTCTTGATCGCATCAAGGAATGCGTCCGAGGCTGTGCCTTCCGGCTCGTTATTAACTCCGTTAAGTCCGCTGCCTGCCGCATCGTCTTTGAGTCCGTCAAGATAGTCCTTCTTCTTTTCGTCCTCTGCTTTTCTTGCTTCATCTGCTGCCTGCTTCGCATTCTTTACTGCTGCCATTGCGAAGTCCGACGCACTGATCGGCTTTTCAAACTTAGCCTCGTTTGCAAAAGCTTCATTGCCCGGCATACACATATCTTCGATATCGTGTATCCTCTGTCTCTCTGCCGCTGCCGCTGTCTCTGCTGCCGCCGCCTCGATTGCTCCGACCAACTCCGGGTATGCGTCCCGAAGGTCATTAACGGTCCTAATTTCCATGTTGCCTACCTCCTTCTGATTGTTTGCCGGCGTTGTTCCTGCCGGAACTTTAGGTGTATTTACATTACAATCGGCGGCGGAATTTGCTGCCAGATTGTCCTGTACGAATTTTGGGGTATCGTTGAACGGTATTTCTGTTCCGATACTGTTGACGAAAAGAAGTCCGCCTCTGTTTTCAATGACGCTTTCTCCGTTCTCGTCGATAAGCTCATCTATGAAGCCGTTTTCCTTGGCCTGTGCCGCCGTGAACCAGCTTGTCTTATCCATCTGCTCTGCTACTTCTTCTTTGTCTCTTCCCGTCTTTTTGGCGTAAAGAGTAACGATATTGTCCCTTATGGTATCCAGTGCCTCAAGACACTCTCTGAGTCTGACGGCATCGACAAAGGCACATATACCCATCTTTACCGGATGAATCATGTATGTACTGTCGTTTGCTGCAATGACTTTGGAACAGTGGCACGCCACTATTGTTGCGGCACTTGCACAAAGGCCGTCAATCTTGGCGGTTACCGTTGCCTTGTGCTGTTCAAGGGCGTTGCCGATTGCCGTTGCTGCGAACACGTCACCGCCGCCCGAATTGATGCGTACGGTAATTTCTTTAACATCTCCGAGTGCTTTCAGATCATCCGTGAACTGTTTTGGTGTAACTTCATCTCCCCACCAGCTCGTATCTGATATATCGCCATATAAAAGCAGCTCTGCGTTTTCTTCCGTCTGATTTCGGAACTCCCAGAACTTACAGTTCTTCGCCTTACCTTTCATGTTCTTCTCTCCTGTGCTCTTCCTGCCTCTGTGTCCGCTGTGGAACCGGCACGGGCTGTATTGTCTCTTCTGTCTGCTGTGGCGGATTGATGATATCATCAACCTCTTTCTTTCTCTTTGCCTCAATGACTCTCTGACGGATGTTGCGGTTATAATCTCCGCCCGTCATGGTTGCTGTCTCTTCCTGTGCCGTGCTGAATCCCGCTTCGACTCTCTTGACTGCCGCGGTCACTTCCTGCACCGGATTGAGGTTTGTCCTTGCCGGACCGTTCCAGTCGCATGACATGTATGCCTTGCTTATGGCAGGGTCGTTGAAAAATCCGGGAGCATTTATCCTTCCCTTTGCCACTGCCTCTGTGAACCACTCTTCATAAATCGGGCGGCAGAAATCATCTGTAAACCAGTCTCTCTGCATCTGGCATGTACGCCAGAACTCATTGAGTGCACCCCTTGCTGCACTGTATGATGTCGTGAACTGCTTGAAAAGCACTTCCGGTGGTATCTCAAGTGCCGCTCCTATCTGTCTTATGACCGCATTAGTGAACTCGTCATAACCACTGTTGGGATGCTTTGGGTCTGCAAACGTTGGCTTCTCTCCCGGATTGAGATCAACTATTGCTCCGGGAGCAAGCTCTATGCTTGATTGGTCTTCCGCATCTATCTGCATGTCGGGTGGTAGCATCTCTCCAAACGGTTTTCCGTCCGACGCCTGCTCTTTTTCCACAAATACCGTGAACATTGCTGAAAGTACCGCTGCCGTTATCTCAGCGTCGGTATATCTTCCAAGCTGCTTCAATGCTTCAAGAACCGGTGCGAGTATTGGAACGCCTCTTCTCTGTCCCGCTCTTTCGCGGTTCATCACATGCAGTACGTTCCTTCTGCCCGTCCTTGGACTGAATGCTTCAACTCTTGTCCATTCGATCTTTCCCGGCTCTATCGTTGCCGTACTCGAAAGAGGATGACGGTTGCATATCCAGTACGCCACTACCATGCCGTCACTATCGGTTTCTACTCCCTGTACTATCTGCTGTACGTTATATCCGTTTACCACACACGGGGTCAGTCTGTCGTATCCATCAGGGCTGCATACCCTGTCTGCCTCGATTATCCTTACTCTTAACCAGTATGGTTGGTTTACTGCCTCTTTGAGTGGCAGCAATACGATCGCATCACCGTTCATGAGGTATGACAGAAATGCAAGCTGTTGTAGCTTATAGAAGTTATCAATCCTTTCGGCGTCGCATATCGGTGTATCCGCCCATAATGAAAACTCCCTTACTATCTGTGTCTGCAACTCCTCTGCCTGTTCATCTGTCATTCCAAGATATTCGGCATCGATCTGTGGAGCCGGCATAAGTCCTCCGGCTATGACATTTGTCCTCAAGGTTTTAAGAGCTGCCGACGCTGTGGGTATTCCCATGTAAGCGTCCCTGCTTCTCTGCCTCAATACATCGAGGTTGTCTTCGATATCCTCTTTTGCACTTCCTCCGAAGTATTCCCAGCCCCTCATGCTCTTTTTTGTGAGGTTTGCCCCGTAGTTGCCGTAACCTGAATTTATTATTGTGAGTGCTACCCTAGCAGCAGCTCTTTTTGCAGCATGTACGGGAGCGACTGCCGCAACCATTCTGTCTATGATGTTTGGTCTTGCCATGCTCCCTCCTTAAACGTCACGGGCTACGAAGTGATACATTCGGTTTCTTCCGCCTGATTTACTCTCAGCGTCAGCCTCCGCAAGTTTCGCCGCCCAGTATTCCATCTCTTTTCTGACTGCTTCAAGGTCAGCCCTTGTAAGCATTCGTGTACCTATCTGGTATCTTTGTCCTGTTGCTATGGCTTCTTCTGCTGCAAGCCATGTATTAAGCTTCTTTTCGCATAATTCTTTTGGGAATACAGCCATAATCAGATACCTCCGCTTATTATTCTTCTTCCCGCCTTGTGTACCTTCTGTACTCCCGGCTCTGCATCTGTAAGCATCGGATTTGCAATTTCCAATGCCGCCATAGCGTAATTTCTAAGATCAAGTGGCTCGTTTCGTTTGTATGACGTATCTTTGAGCTCCCATACAATGACGCTTCGCCCTTTTCTGAAACGCACTACCATTTTTTCTGCTGTAAGTCCCTTGAAGTAGAGTTCGTCATATCCGGCTTCTTCATTCTCTGGGAAATGACAGTAGTTAGGGCCTTTCGTCTCTATCTTCAATCTCTGATAGAGCAGTGCTTTTCCTGCATCAACGCCGACAATAAAGAGTGGTGTCTTTACCCTGTTGTTTGTGCTTGGGTTCCTGATGAATGGTACATCCGCACCGCCCTTTCCTTTGATGGCCCATACTCTTCGTTCAAACCGTTCCTTGGTGAAGCGGTAAACGTGGTCGGTATGGTGTCCCCCGGTATCCATGCACGTTGACAATATGTGAAGCACTGTACCGTCTTTCTTGGTAAAGCCACTGAGTAAGAATGCGTCGAGATCGTCCCATACCTGTTCTTTGAGCATGTCGCCAAAGATTTTCTGATAACGTATGCCCCAGCTTTCCTTACCTTTGCCCCAGCCGACTACTTCAACCTCGAATCTGTCGTCCTGTACGTCAACTCCTGCCGTGAGTGCTATCACCTCGTCCGGTACTTCTGCCTCGTATATCTCCCTGCGGTTGTAAAGTTCGACATCTTCAAGTGATGAGCCCGGTTCATCCCAAGGCTCCCCAAGCTCCGTATTAACCCATGTCTTCATCTTTTCCGGGTCACCTATCTTCAAGAGCTCGTTTGCAACTATGAATTTTTCAACTATCTCTTTCCATCCACAGAAGTTAGAAGCTAGTGTGTTGAGGTGAAAGCCTTTCGACTCCGCCTCTGGATTTTCAGCAACGAAGTGTCCTCGCTGTCCTGCCTTTTTCCATTCAAGCTCACCCGACTTTTCACCGCATCTTTCGCACTGGTATAATACCGGCTTTGATAAATCCTCGCTGTCGAATACTACGCCTTTCCATGCTAACGGCTGATAATGTCCGCATTTAGGACACGGCACGTTCCATTCTTCCTTTGTGCTGTTCTCGTATTCGGCAGATATGCGGCTGCTGTTTTTCAGTACCGGGGTACTTACTACAACTGTCTTTTTATCCCAGAAGGTAGTCTGCCTTTTTTGAGCCAACAGAAGCGGGTCTCCTTCCGTTCCGGCACTTGCCGGGTAACGGTCTACCTCGTCGGCAAGCAATACCTTGATAGGTCTCATTGCCAGTCCTGCCGCTGAATTTGCCCCTATGATGGTTACATGTCCTCCGGGGAAATTCTTTTTGAGAATCGTGTTGCCGCTGTACCTGCTCTTTGTATCAACCAGATTTCTCAGCACCGGCGTATCTCTCAGCATCGGTGCCAAGAAATCTTTACTGAATGTCTGTGCCATATCAAGCGTAGGCTGTATGACAAGTACGGGTGCGGGATAATAGTGCATGTAATAGCCAAGCATGTTCATGAGCATTGCTGTCTTGCCTATCTGTGCCGCACTCATTATCACTATCTTTCTGACATGAGGACTGCCGATTGCATCCATGATCTCCTTCTGGTACGGTGCTTTGTCAGTTCTCCATCTTCCCGGCTCTGCACTGTTTTCCGGGCTCAACATTCTGTACATGTCCGCCCACTCTGACAGTGTGAGCTTTGGCGGCGGCTTGAATGCCGCTACGCACCTTTTTATCATCTCCGCTGTGTGTGCTGGAAGGGTTACGGTATTCTCTTTAGTCTGTGCTTTCTTCTTTGCCATCTTCCGTACCTTCTGTCTCGGATAGAATGAACCTGCCCTCTGCAAGTTCTCTCAATGCTTCCTCGATTTCTTCTTTGAGCATGTCGAATATCTCTGCCTGCGACAGTGTTGTTTCTTTCAGCTTCGGTGCGAGTTTTGCCGGAATAACCAATAGGCGACTTCTGACATTGAAATTCACTGTCTTAATTGCCCGCTCTATATCCTCTCCGTTGTGTAGTCCTCCGCTTCTCAGCTTGTTATCCATTTCAGCGGCCTTACGCTTTTCTGCGGTCAGTTTCATGCGTTCCGTCTGCAAACTCACTTCACCGACTCCACGTAAGTAGCTGATGTATTTAAGGACCGTGCTGTGAAGATCATATATACCCGGCTGTATTTCTTTAATCACTCCGTCGTCACGAAGCTGCCTCACTCGTCTTTCTGTGAGTCCCAGCCATTGTGCAACTACCTTGCTCGTATATCCTTTCATGCTAGATCATCTCCGATTTCCTCCGCTGTCTGTTCATCAATGTCTGTGATCTCAATAGCTCCTGTTGCCCGCATCTCCATGATTTCAAGCTTCTTCTTTTCAAGCTCATGCCTGCGGTCTGCTTCCTCAAGAGCTCTCAGACTGCTCACAATCGTTGCGATACGTCCCTGCACCTTGTATAAGGCTTCCTGTAATTTTAGTGACCTTGAAAATGCAGTCTCGCTATTGTACATACCCATCTGCTGAACTGCACCATCCTTGCCTTTTACCGGAACTCTCATATCCATAAGGCTGTTGAGGTGCATCTTGTCTTCATCTTCTTTTTCATAAACTGCAATCTTTTCAAGAATCCGGTGTTCTCGTATCTTCAAAATCTGCAACTCATGTACAAGTGCTTCCTTGCCACCTGTCGGCGTTGCCGCTGCCAGTTCCTTTTCAGAGTCCGAAAGCATATCAAAAAAGATCGCACTGTATGCTCCATCCTTTTCAGCATTCTTGTTACCTTTTGGTGCTCCTTCGTGACTCCCTTTAGCGTTTCGTTTTCCTTTACTGTTTCTGTTTCCGGGTTGTCCCCCACGTTTACGTTTTGGCAGTGCCTCGTCCCACTTGTCTGTTTTCTTCCAGTTCCGCAAGGTCTGATATGATACGCCCTGCTGCTCCGCCAGCTCACGTAAGTTTACTTTTTCGCCTTTGCTCTTACGGGCGATATACTCAGCCTTTGCGGAATCTCTTTTGTTGCTCCGCTTCGGCATTTTCTACCTCCTAATTTTGGGTACAAGAAAGCCCACGGCTTTGCTTGCCGTGGGCTTAATTTCACTTGCTAATATTTTATATCAAAAAACCTGCGAAAGTTGCCAACTTTTTAAAATTTCTAAAACTTATACTTCTTCCGCAATTATTTCAACAGTGCCTTGCTAAATAGTCTATGCGAGATATATAGTATTCTGTAGCACACCCTTTGTCGTAATCTATATTCCGCTGCATTGCTCGTAATACCTCTATATCGCAATCAAATTGATATAGCAGCCTTGGGTAATCTAAGTATTCGTCGCATACGCTTTCAAAGTCTTTTCTCAGTGCAAATTTGTCTGTTTCGCCTCTCATTAGTCCTGCGATCATGCAGCCTCTTAATGTCTTTTTGAAGTTGTCGGAATTTCTTATCTCTCGCATTGGATATCTTACAATAAATTCAAATCGTTTATAGTCAATATCGTAATGTGCAAATATTGTATGTTTCTTTCCTGATGGGTGTATGTATCCCCACTTGTCGTCAAATTCGCGATATACCATTACTGCGCTATTGAAATCCATTTCCTTCAAAGCATTTATCGCTTTTATTATTGTCTGCTTTTTATCTTCGAAATACTGATCTATTGCCTTTATTCCTTCTTCTGTAACATTAAACAGCCTTTTCTTATACTTTCGTCTATCAAACTTATAGCCATTCTTCAAAAGTCTTTCAGCAATCTCCTGCTTCTTTCCTCCTATAGTCACTCCCCATTTCCTTGCAATGTTTACAAGTCCATCTCTCGAATATAGTTCTGTCATAATTTCCGCTTCTTCCAGCTCTTTTATTATGCCTCTTTTTTGAAGCGCATCAAAAGCAGCTCTTGTGTCATCGTTGAAATCACGACAGTCGATATCGTCTTCTGTAAACGCCCATTTTTTTCTCTTGTAATTCAGACGATACAATGCAGCTATAAGCGCTCTCGCATCTTTATGCTCATTTGCTTTCAACGTATATAACGATTTAAGTTCTCCCGGATATATAAGTTCTCTCATGCTTGGTATGCTTATCCGTACTTGTGGTTTTGGGAATAATGCTGTGAAAAATCCCATATATACTTCACCTCCTAGCCGCTTCAACTTTGTAATTATTCTTTAGTTTTTAGTCATCTTTGGGATAATTTAAGGCAAATTAACATGATACTGTTTTCTTGTTATCCATCTTTGGGATAACGGGAGGTATAAACTTTGAAATTATTTAAGTGTCAATCTGGTAAATGTAATATTGCTGGTCGTAAGATAAGGGAACTTAGGGAAGCGTCAGAAATGTCGCAAGAAGAGCTCGCCGCGAAAATTCAGTTGCTCGGACATAGCATAAGTCAAAAAGCTATCAGTCGCATCGAAACCGGTGATCGTGTTATCCCTGATTATGAGCTGCCGTATTTTTCCGAGGTCTTTAATATTTCTATCGACGATCTTTTAGAAAATAAATAGTAATGCTTCCGTTCTACATCTATCTAATTCTTTCGGCTTTATTATAACCCCGCTCCTTTGTGTATGCAATAATTTTTAAAACCCACCCCTACTTTTTCGGCGGCCTCCCGGCGGAAATGGTAAAAAAATGCATATACCTAGCAAATTTTTGCGCTTCCGAACCCGTAGACTTTTAAAAATTTCGTGCCAGAACCTGCCCTGCGGATCGGCGGATTTTTTCGATTGTGTTCGATTTGATTGTGTTTCGATTTGTGCCGTCGTGTCGCTCTGTTGCTGGGTTTGTGAGGTTTGAAGTGTTGGGGTTGTTGAGTGTTGGGGCTGTTGGGCTGTGCTCTTCTAGTATAGTGCTGTGAGGTGCTGGGGGCTGTTGCTCTTCTAGTATAGTGCTGTGAGGTGTTGGGGGCTGTTGCTTCTAGTGTGGGCTGTGAGGTGCTGGGGGTTGTGCTCTTCTAGTGGGTTGCTTTCGGTTCGATCTATACAGATTTACACGAAAAAATTTACAGAAAAAAGCCGGGACAATTTCGCCCGGCTTTACAACGTTTTACACTTTGTATTAAATTTCATACTTGCAAAGATCACATTTTTATTTTATGCTTTGCACATCTAATAAATCAAATCAAAAACATTTCGTTTAGTTATCCAGCACTAAATCTTTTATATATTGATTAACAGATTTACCGGCATTT